CTTACCTCCTCTCTGTGGAATTATCGCGCCGGGCTATTTTACGGCAATCCAACCGCGGAAATTCAGACATCGCCAGAACATATCCACCTTATGGAAACCGGCTTCGCGCAGCATATCTACGTTCCACCCTGCTTTCAGAGGCGACAGCACATTTTCCAGGCTCTTGCGCTTCGCCATGATTGCCTCCTCTGAATATCCGTTCTCGCGCTTCATTCTGTAATACATTTCCACCAGCAGATCATCCATGCCGCTGTCGCCCACTATTTTCTCCACGAGTATGAGCGCCCCTCCGGGAACCATCTTCCCATAGATGTCACGGAGTATTTCCTGCCGGTATGCGGTAGGCATAAACTGTAGGGAAAGCACGCTCAGAACCAGGGATTGATTCCGCGGAAGCTCCAGCTCGTAGAAATTGCCGTTGACAACCTCCACAAATTCCCTTTCAATGCCTACCGTGAATTTACCCTTGCACTCCTCCAGCATGGCCGCAGAATTATCCACCAGGAAATAGCGGTTTTCCTCTCCGTGTTTCTGGTAGAATGGCTCTACTGCCAGGCCGGTAGAACAGCCTATATCCGTTATCCAGGTATTGGGCTTGATGAATTTCTCCCCCAACTGATACACCAGGGAACGCATACTCCGGTAATCCGGAATGCTCCGCTCCAGCATATTTGCAAAGCACCTGGCTACGTCGCTGTCAAATTCCCACTTCGCGCCGGGCGTTACATTATCAATTCTCTCCATCCTCGCCGCCTCCTTTCCCTGCCCTCTCCGGCAGCTTAATCCCCAGGCGCTTCTCAAATGCTGCCCTGGCCTTTTCCGATAATCCCAGGGTGGATCCGTCCGGATAGGGAAGCTCAAACTCAAAATCTATGGCCTCAGCCAGCATGACCGGATCCACGATAGGTTTGTCGGCTTCCAGATACCAGAATGTGCCAATCATGTCACACCGCTTCACATTTCCGAAGCAAGGGGAGAATATCTCGTACAATTCTTCCTTTGTGTGGCCTTTCTGCACTTTAGGATGATCGTTAAGCTGCCCTATGGATGTATGCGGCTCATAGTTGATGTCGAAAGACATTTTGGAGTTGTTGGCTACGTTCCTCCGGGCGTTTGATATGAATTGCCCGGTCTTGTGGGACTGGCACCAGCACACCACCTGTCCGCCGGGGCTGCACAGCGCCGCCGCAATCCAGGCAATCTTTTTCCGGTCTGCCATGAATGGCACTGAGTTATAGACGCTGGATATGAATACCGACGTGTACTCCACGCCGCTTGCGACTTCCTCCAGGAACTTCTCCGCGATTTCCACGCTCTTACCCTTATGGACCTTGGCTCCCGTCGTCACGAAATACGGCTCAAACGCGGATACGAACACACCTGCCCGGCGTAATGTCCTGGTATTGTTCAGCTTCCCGGCTCCAAAATCCACGATCTTATCCCCATACTTGGAAACCCACGCTTTCAGCGCGTCGCCCTCCAGCCGCATAAAATCCCGGCCATTGTTCTTAGGAAACAGCCCCTTAAAGAAGCCGTCACCGAATGCACAGTTGCCCTCCTCGTCGGTTTCCCTGGTGTTATACTCCCTCATGAACGCATTGTACCGGAGTACATCCGCATACTCTCCATCCATGGAAAAGTCCATTGTCAGCAGGTTCAGCATAGCCCTGGCAAGCTCCTCCTGCTCTTTCTTAATCCGCACGCAGTAGATAAAGCGCTGCTTTTCCTCTACTGCCACCTGGAGGCGGCCTATGCCGTTTATCACATTATCCTCCTGGCCGATCACCACCGGCATGATGGTTTTGGTTTTCATTTGGAGGTTCTTTGCCAGCATACGCACATGAATATCAAAATCCTTGTGGTTTTTCTTTGCAAGCTGTAAAGAATCCATCCGGATCCGGTTATACACGCAGGGGAAAGATTCCTCCGTGTTCGGTTCGATGTCCGGCAGCTCCTCCGTCAGCTTCTCAATGTCAATCTGCATGAGCTTTTCTGTCACTACCTGGCTGGTATCGCTCTTTTTCAGATCGTTGGTGGCGCGGTTAAACAGCATATTGATAGCTTTCCGCTCCTCCAGCTCCATCTTGCGGCAATACTCTACCGGCATATGGGTAAACCCCAGGCGCCTTGCTACAAGCTGCCTCTGGTGCCCGGATAGGATCTCGCCGCTGACATCCGCATAGATAGGCAAAACAAAACCGAGTTTCCGCAGGGATAACTCGGTCAATTTCAGCCGCCTTTCATCATTCTTTCGTGGGTTATAATTCGACGCTTTCAGTTCGTCGATGGGTACTAACTTAATCATTTGACATAAGCCTCCTTATCAGCTCTGCGACAATATCGCTCTTTTCAAACTTGCCCTGGTCTCTCAGCCGCTCGATCAGCTTATAATACCGGCTGGCGTCAACCTTGAATTTATAGTTATTGCTTATGATGATACGGGTGGAGATTTCCGTCTGGCTCTCCTCCGCTGCCGCCGGTTCATCATCCTGGCCGGGATCCTCCTCCTCGTCCATAGCGGCCTCCAGGTCGCCCTCAGCACTCTCCAGCATATCATCCAGGGATATTTCATCTGCGGTAAAGCCGGTGGGGAAAGAAAATACTTCATCATCCCTCAGCAGGTCTTTCAGCTTATCCATATCCCAGTCGCCGCTGATCTTGTTAAGGGCCAGGCACAACGCCTTTTCCCTCTCCGGCTCCTCAATGTGGATCATCGTGCAGGGGATCTCCGTTTCGCCCATATCCTTTAGGACCTGCCAGCGCTGGTGACCGCCTATGATGTGCATATTGACCTCATTCACCACAATAGGCTCAATCATCCCATAGGATTCCAGGCTTGCCTCGATGTCCCGGTATTCCTTTGAACCCTTTTCCAACGCCACCCTGGGATTGAACGGGCTGGGGCTTATGCTGCAGATGTCAACTTTCGTCTGAATTTTCATCGTAGAAGATCCTCCTTTCCAGCTCTTTGTTTACCTGCTCCCTGGAGAATCCCACCTTTTCCCGGATGTCTGCCATCATATCCTCAAACTGTTCATTCGGGATCTTGAACTCATATTCTCCAATCCGGCAGGGAGTACCGCCGTCCCTGGTGTTATCCTTGCGCTCCGTCTTTTCGATCTCCGGAGTGTCCATAGGATCCGGATCCATGAATCCGTCCAGCTCTCCCAGGAGATCGCCAATCTCACTGTCAGAGAATCCGGTCACCAGGGTATCCACATCCTCAGAATCCCTCAGCTCCTCCAGGAGATCTGCCAGCTTCCCGTAATCCCACTGGCCGCTGACTTTGTTCATGGCTATGCAGATGGCCTTTTCCTTGGCGTCGTCAACATCAATAACGACAACCTCCGTTTCCTCAACTCCCTGCTCCATGAGGACGCTCAGCCGCTGGTGTCCTCCCACCAGGTTCCCGGTTCTTTCATTCACAATGAGGGGAACTACCAGGCCAAATTGTGTGATAGATTCCCTCAATGCCTTATACTCAAAATCCCTCTCGGTGAGCTTGATTCGCGGATTGTACTCCGCTGGCCGAATATCTGACAACCTCATTGTCTTTGTTTTCATGCCCTCCATGCGTTTATCTACTCCTTTCCTTGATATTTGTGCCGTGCGGCTATATAAAAAGCGCACCAGACAAAAATCCGATGCGCTGATTATTCCCGGTATTCTGTTATGCTGCCTGCTTACTGTGCTGCCCCTACGAAATCAAATAAAGACATCTGCTGGAACGGTTCCGGCTCCGGGGCTTTCGGTACATACCCCGGCACTCCCTTGATGAACTTCTCATACGGCGACGCTGCTATGCCATAGGTGGCATACATTGTCCTGGTTTTCGGATTGCTTTCTACTGCATAGAACAGCTCCGGATTCCGTCCGTACTTCGGGAAGATAAACCTTTCAAGCGCCGATTTCTTGAACTCCGGCGGCTGTGCGTTGATGTCGTTGAAATATACCTCCATCGGCTTCCAGCCGGTTTTCCTCAGCACGTTCTCCATGGTCTGTACCCTCTGATAGTCCGGCCTGGCCGTCACGATGATAACATAATCGTCCTTGATGGCCTCAATGAGATCCATGCGGTACTCCTCCCCTGCCATCCTTGCTGAGAACGGCCTCAACATCCTTGTCTCCATCTGGTTTGATACCAGGGTATAATTCAGATCCAGCAGGCAGATTCTCTTTCCGTTCAAATTGTTCATAGCAATTCCTCCTTGATTTTTTCCGGAATCTCTGCTACAATGAACATACATTCCGGATCATTGATTTTGGTTTGTACAAATAGAGCTGGCTGGCAAGCGGAAGCTCTATTTTTTTATGCTTCTTTCGGGGTGTTCGTGCCTCTCGAACAGATGTTTGCCCCTCTACTACTATTATATCATTTGGGGTACAGAAGTCAATGAAAACCCTTGATTTTATTAGCTTTTTCCCACTTTTGCCGACAAAAAAGACAGCCTGCGAAATAGGCTGCCTTTTCCGCGCCTTACCGCATTTCCTCTTACGGGAGCAGGTGGCACCCTGCCCCCACGCTGGAGGGAAACACATGGTTTCTCGAAAATGAGGTGACATTGGGTTATTCGGCTGTTTATCATATTACCACGTTTCCTTTCGCAAGTCTATTGCAGATTTTTCGCACGGTGGGCCGGTCATTAGAATTTAGCCCCGTCAATGCCGAAAAATAGGATTGCAAGCCTGCGGAAAGCCTTATTGCAGTCACGATATACCGTGCTGGTGGTAATGGATTCCTCCTCCGCGATTTCCCGTACCGTCTTAGGTTCTGGAGCCAGGTACAGCCCCTCAATCACCCGATACCTCCTGCTTTCCTCCGGATCCGCTGCCTTTTCACACTGTCCTTTGAATACCTCCAGCATGGCGTCAACGTGATCCATAATGAGCTTCGTGCGAACCACCTTGTCTTTCACGCTGATTGTCTCATAATTCTTTGTCCGGATCCTGCCCTGCATGATCTCCAATAGCTCTTGCAGGTCCGTATCCTCGGAATCCTCGATTTTATAGACTGAGCGATTGCACATACCCTTGAACCGTCTGTAATTGTAAATCAATGTTCTGGCATTGTTTTCATGCCTGGACTGCCGCTCTTTTTGTTCCCTATCCTGCTCCGCTTTGTAGGATCTGATCCCCTCCTCAGCAGCTATGGCTACGATGGTACTCAGATTTTCCTCCGAAAGCACATACATTGTAGGCTGCGGCTTCTCTGGCTTTTCTTTCTGCTTCCCCATTGTTCAAACCTCCTTGACAACTTTTCTGCGCTCCGGTATAATGGAGCTATCCAATTTACAGAAATGGTCTTGGCGGTAACGCCAGGGCTTTTTCTTTTGCCTTTCTATGAATCTGTCATACTGCCTGCCGGATTTTTATGTAGAGCTGCCTCATGTCAGCGCAGGTCATACGCCGCAGGATGTCTTTATCCCATACCCAGGCTCCATCCTCCATGTACCCATAATGCTCTTTTTCCAGCATTTCCATCATACCGGAATCCGGTTCTGCGCCGGAAAGCAGATGGATAAACCCCGTTCTGTCCAGGTCAATCTTCATGCCATGCCTCCTATTTCTTCTTTGCCGGGCAGCTCCCCCAGTGCGGATTATAGCCGTATCCGTCTATCCTGGCGCCGGTGGACCGTTCCGCTGCCACTACTTCCCCGGCCTCCGTCACAAACCGCTGGGAACCGGTCTTAGTCCTCGGTATCTGATATGCGATAATCTCCAGATCGCAAGGCATATTCTTCCCGGCCTTGGTCCGGATCCAGATTACTCTCCGTCCGCAGTTCCTGCAGGTTCCGAATTGCCCGTTTGACATTTCTGTCCCTCCTCCTCTTTCCTTGCCATTTCATAGGCTGCCGCCATCATAGCTGCCATATCCTCAATGCAGACTGTTACCATCGTGTCACTGGCCCGGTCTGTGATAGATACAATTCCCAGGGTGACGCTGGCCTTGATATTCCCAGGAACTTTCACCTGCTTTTTGATCTGGCGTCGGCTGCCGGTTCCGGTAAACTTGGTTCTCACGCACTCCACATCCAGGCTTACCGCGTCCTGTGGAGCGTCCAGCGGATTGTCCGCGCCCGGTGTCTTGATCTCCTGTTCGCTCATGCTTTTATCCTCCTCTAAATTTTCTTCACTCTCCATGATTACCGCCTTGCCTTTAGCGGTAGCGTAACCCAGCTCCCTATTCGCGCCGCGTGATTCCTCCCATCTGGACATCATGTAAATAGCCTCGCATAAATCAATCATCAGATAATCCATGTTCATGTATTCCTCATACGAGAAACCTTTCGGCAGAACCGTATTGAACTTTGCTGGGTTTACAACGTCCCACCCCTTTTTCATCAGCTTATCCTCAGCTTTGTTGAACCGTTCCATATAGTCAACTGTGCCAGCAATGGCTCCCGATATGTAAATTCTCATATACGTCTCCGCTTGATCTTAATCCATTGTCTCAGGAAACCCGGAGCTGCATACGCCGCCCCGGTTCCGGTCTTTTTCCCTCAGCGCTTGCGCTTCTTTGTCGGATTGCTCCTGGCTCCCTCCGGATGTCCGGCCTTTTCCCTCCACAACTTCGTGAAGAAATATCCGGACATATCCGTTGTGCCGTCCTGCTTATAGCTCTGGTTTGCGGCGACTGTACGCGCCAGTTTCCTCATTGTACTCATGATTTAATCCTCCTATATCAGTTTTTAATTCCTGCTTCCACAATCTCAACCGCTTCATACGGGCTTGCAGCATACACAAGACACACTATGCCACTCTTGATATGTCTTACAGAATACAAACGCTCCTCATGGTAAAACACACTGTAACCATCCTTTTCAACTCCCTTAACCGGTCTGAAATTCATGAGTTTATGCGCTGCCTTATCAATCTCTAATGCTCCCGGCATAAGTCCCACCGTCCTCTTTCTCGCAATATTCCGTTCCTGCCAGGGCGCAATCCTCGCACCCTTTGTAGAAATGGCACTCTATACAGCTCCTTATTACGGGAATACACCGCTCTGCGTATTCCTCCGCATTTGCCACGGGGCAGGTTCCATCTACGCACGCCACGCCTACATAGCTCCTACATCTTTTTTCACGCTGTGCTGCCATCTATGCCTCCTCGCTGTTCAAATCCTCCAGCAGCGCATCCGCATCCAGCAGCTCCTCCCGAAAATCAGAATCACAGCATGGAGGAAAGATAGGACCATTTGGGCCGCCGGTCACGCCTCTGTCACAATCTGCGCCATATATGCAGTAGCTACAGTAATCCTCCTCGTCGTGGGTTTCCAGCCACTCCACGATCCTCTTATCATCATCCATGATTATTCCTCCTCCGGATCCTCGTAGGAATAACCATCATCCTCCGAATCATCCGAACCATCCTCACCGTCAGAATCACCGAATAAGAGCGCGTCACCGTCCAATGGAGCCTCCTCACCGTCCTCAGCATAAGAATCTTCATCCGGGATTTCTTCGCCCGTCTGAGGGCTTTCTGAGCGTTCCTCGCCTGCTTCATCGGCAGGCGGTTCCTCTGACACTCCCAGCAGACCGGCTACTTTTCTTCCGGGAAGCGCTCCCTCGTCCATGTAATCCTCCGGATCCACGATCTCCCCATCCACACGCTCTGCGCTTGCAGGGGATACATCCTTAAAGTCGGCATCGAATATTGTCCGCTGGGAAGTATTTGCCACCGGCTGGAGAACATAGCAGCCGGTTTCTTCATCCATAACAAGCTCCATTTC